GAAACAAACGTTAATTTAATTGTTATACTAATATAAAAATGTTTAATTTATGAAAGCAACAGAAATTTTAGGGAAGCTAAAAGATGTTTTACTTTCTACTGAAGAAGTGGTAACTGAAACTCCTGTAGAGGAGGTAAAAGAAGAGTTATCTGCTGAAGATGTAGTAGAGAACGTTGAATTAGAGTCTCAAGAAGAAGTGGTTGAAGACGTAGTTGAAGAAACTACTGAATTAGCTGAAGAAGACGAACAAGTTGTGGAAGAAGTAATAGAGGATGAAGCCCCTGTTATGGAATACGCATCTAAACAAGACTTAGAAGACCTTAAAAAAGAATTTATGGGTATCATCGAAGGTCTTATGAGAAAAGAAGAAGAATACAATAAAGAAGTACCTGCTGAACTAAGTTCAGACGAGGTTGTAGAGGAAATCTCTCACTCACCTGAATCTGGTATTGAAAGCAAGTCTAAGTTTGTTATCGGTGGTAACAGAGCTATGACAACTAAAGACAGAGTATTCGCAAAAATGTTTAATAATTAATTATTTAATAAAAATGGCAACAACAACATCTATTACTACAACTTATGCTGGTGAGAAATTACAAGGTTTTATCTCTGCTGCATTATTATCTGCTAACACTATCGAAAATGGTGGTGTAACAGTTAAACCAAACGTTAAATTCAAAGCTGTAATCAAATCATTGGCTACAGGAACTTTAATTGCTGATGACACTTGTGATTTCACAGACAGTTCTTCAGTAACTCTTGCTGAAAGAATTTTAACACCTGAGACTTTTCAGGTAAACCTACAACTATGTAAAGACGATTTCCGTTCTGACTGGGATGCAATCTCTATGGGGTATTCAGCTTTCGATAGCTTACCTCCATCTTTCGCTGATTACTTAGTAGCACACGTTGCTTCTAAAGTAGCTGAAGAAATGGAAACTACTATCTGGAGTGGAACTAATGGAACTGCTGGACAGTTTGATGGGTTCACTACTTTATTTGCTGCTGATGCATCTGTAATTGATGTAGCTGGAACTGCTGCAATTACTCCTGCTAATGTAATTGAAAAAATGGGAGACACTGTTGATTTAATTCCTTCTGCAATCTACGGAAAAGAAGACCTTAAATTATACGTTTCTAAAAATGTTATGAAGGCTTACGTTCGTGCATTAGGAGGATTTGGAGCTGCTGGATTAGGAGCTGCTGGTTCTGACAACAAAGGAACACAATGGTATGACAACGGAGCTTTATCTTTCGATGGTGTATCTGTATTTATGGCTAATGGTCTTGGTGATAACAAAATGGTAGCTGCTCAGTCTTCTAACTTATACTTCGGTACAGGTGTATTATCTGACTTAAACCAAGTTAAAGTATTAGACATGGCTGACCTTGATGGTTCTCAAAATGTTCGTGTAATTGCACGTTTCACAGGAGGAATCCAGTACGGATTTGGTTCTGAGATTGTATACTACACAGCTTAATAACTGTTTAATCTAATATAAAGGGGATGGGTGTCTTATCCCATCCCTTTTTTTGTTTAACTATAAAACTATAAAAATATGTCTTGTGATATTACAACAGGAAGAACAGAAGCGTGTAAGGAAAGTGTTGGTGGCTTAAGAAACATCTACATTGGAAATTACGTTGATGGACTTTACGCTGATGCAACAACAGCATCAAACCTAGACACTGATGAGCAAATTACAGGCTTAACAACTGATTTAGTTGTTTACAAGTTTGAGCTTAGAGGTGACAACAATACTTTTGAGGAGACTAACGAAAACTCAAGAGATAACGGAACTTCTTTTTGGACTCAAACTGGAGCTATCGTATTAAAGAAACAAGATGCTGCTACTCAGAAAGCTCTTAAATTGCTTTCTTACGGAAGACCACACATCCTAATCGAAGATTACAATGGTAACTTTAGATTGGCTGGACTTCAAAATGGAGTAGAAGTATCTGTATCTACTGCTACTGGCGGTGCAATGGGAGACCTTAATGGGTATAACTTATCTTTCGAAGGAAAAGAAAAAGAACCTGCTTACTTTGTATCATCTGCAATAGTAGGAGCTGGACTTGACTTTGATGTAAATGCATCAGTTATCAATCCGTAATAACTAATATGTTTAATATTAAGGGGGCTATGTTTAACATAAGCCCCTTTTTTATTAAATAAAATGAAAAGCAATGTTTGTTGTTATAATACTATGACAATAGCAGATATAAATAGCTTACCTGTAATTAGGGTTAATATTACTGGGAGAAGTTTCACTTCTTTAGCGGCTAAGATAACAAATCAAGAAACCAAGAAGGTTCACACTGTTGCAACAGGTAATATTGTTGTGGGTGCTGAGAATGCTTATGTGGACTTGACTATAACTGACTCTACTTTTCAGTCAAAGATAAACAGCAATAGCACTTTGTCTGTTAATATTTATAATTCATCAGATTCCTCACCTGTTTACAGGGATATAGTTACGTTTAGAACTTCATTAGCTTCTACTTCGGATTATGTTCAGGACAACTCTGATTATGAATACATATTTGTATAATAATAATACTATGGAAGACAATAAACACATTAGAGTAGTAAACTTAGCTGCATACCAGACTCCAGTTGTAAAAGAGGAATACAACAGGGATTGGGTATCTTATGGCGAAAGCAATGACTACTTTCAGAATCTTATAGACAACTACTTAGGCTCTCCTACTAATTCAAGATGTATCAATGGTATTATTGATATGATTTACGGAAGAGGCTTAGAGGCTCTTGACCGAATGGACAAGCCTGAGATGTACCTAGAGATGAAGAAGCTACTTAACAAGAAGCAAATAAAAAGAATAGTACATGACTACAAAATGTTAGGTCAAGCTGCTATTCAAGTATCTTACAATAAAAGAAAGACTAGAATACTTAAAGTATCTCATTTCCCTATGGAAACATTGAGAGCTGAGAAAGCAAATAAAAAAGGTGGAGTAGATGCTTATTACTATCACCCAAATTGGGCTAATGTAAAGCCTTCTGACAGACCTAAGAGGATTCCTACATTCAAGAATGGAACTAAAGGTCAAACTAACGAGATATACGTTATAAAGCCTTATAGAAGTGGTTTCTATTACTATGCACCTGTTGATTACAACGGATGCTTACAATACTGTGATTTAGAGCAAGAGGTATCAAATTACCACATAAACAACATAAAGAATGGTTTACAGCCATCTTTATTAATCAACTTTAACAATGGTGTGCCACCAGAGGAAACTCAGTCTGCCATTGAGAACAAGATATACGACAAGTTTAGTGGAAGTTCAAATGCCGGTAAGTTTATCATTGCATTTAACGAGTCACAAGAGACTAAGGCTGATTTAGAGCCTATTCACTTGCCAGATGCACACGCACAGTATCAGTTTATGTCTGATGAGGCAAGAGAGAAGATAATGTTAGGGCATGGGATTGTATCTCCAATACTTTTAGGTATTAAAGACAATACAGGCTTTGGTAACAATGCAGAAGAGCTTAGAACAGCATCTATCCTTATGGATAACATTGTTATTAGACCATTTCAGGAAGAAATCATTTCTTGCTTAGATGAGATACTAGAATTTAACGGAATCTATTTAGATTTATACTTTGTTACTTTACAGCCTATTGAGTTTACTGAACTAGAAAATATATCTACTAAAGTAAAGAGAGAAGAAGAGACAGGAGAGAAACTAAGCCAAAATCTAAAAGAGATAGATGGTAAAGAAGCCTATGAAACAATAGAGCAAGCAGAAGCTAAGGCTTTAGAGCAAGGTTGTGAAGGCTATCACGAACACACAGAGGGTGGTAAAACTTGGTATATGCCTTGTAAGGCACATAGCGAGTCCCTAAGAGACTTAGGAGAAGAAATGAACGACAACCCTATAAATGAAAAGATATGAGCTTAAAAGCGTTATTTATAAGTGTTACTGATTTAAAGAAGAAGTCAATTATTGATGGAAATGTTGATAGTGACAAAATAGTACAATATATTGAGATTGCACAGGACATTCATATACAGAATTATTTAGGTGGAAGTTTATACAAGAAGTTACAGGGGTTAATTATAGCTGGAACTATAACAGATGTTGCTAATGCTGATTATAAGACATTGTTAGATGATTATGTAAAGCCTATGCTTATTTGGTACACACAGGCTACTTACATACCTTACAGTATGTTTCAAGTAAACAATGGTGGTTTATTTAAGCACAGAAGTGAGAACTCTGACACAGCTTCTAAAGATGAGATGGATTATCTTGTACAAAGAACTAGGGATACTGCTGAGTTCTACACTAAAAGGTTCTTAGATTACATTTGCAACTATTCTAACTTATATCCTGAATATACTAGTGGTACTAATGAAGAGATGGACCCTGATAGAGATGTAAATTACACAGGAGGCTGGTTCGTATAATGAATAAGAAGAATGTAAACATATACAAGCCTAAGGAGGCTAATGTCATTAAATTGAAGGAGTATTTACAAAAGGTAGGTAAAACAGAAAACAATAAAAATATTACAGATGGGATACGGACAAATATATAACACAACTTGGTGGGGCAATGCAATAGAGACAGCATCATCAATAGGCACTAAACCAGATTTCTTTAGTGGACAATTTAAAATGAATGAAAGACAAGAAGTAGAAGCGGTTAAGTGTTTAGCCGACTGGACTCATATAACTGCTTTACAAGACTTAAATAATTAAACAATGGCAAAACCAAAATTAGCATTAATACCAGCAGCACAAGGCACTAAGTTATACTCTGTATTACCAAGTGATGGAACTGGAGACTTTACTTTCACAAGAGGCAGCGTAGCTACTAGAATAAACGCACAAGGATTAATCGAGAACGTTGCGAGTGGTCAATCAAGACTTAACTACCCAATGATAGATGGTGTTCAGAAAGGATGTCCGCATCACATTTTAGAACCGCAAAGGAGTAATGTTTGTGGATATAGTGATAATCTTACTCAATGGTCACTAACAAATGGAACGTTATCTTCTAATTCAGTAATTAGTCCAGATGGTACTCTAAATGCAGATAAGGTGGTTTTTAATAACGTTGCTTTAGATTTAAAAAGAACAGTTACAGTGGTAGCAGGTACGACATATACATTTAGTTTTTATATTAAGTTAGAAAGTGGAACTGGATTACAAGGTAGATTCTATGACAATAGTAATAGTGCAAACATTGAGTATTACGATTACAGTAATCAAGTACTTGGAACTGATTGGACAAGAGTAACAAGACAAGTAACAACTCCAAGTGGTTGTACGCAAATGCAAGTCTGGCTATTAGCATCTTCTTCAAGTTTAGTGACAGCATCTTTTTGGGGAGCTCAGTTAGAGGTGGGTAGTTACGAAACTTCGTATATACCAACTTCCACAACAGCAGTAGTTACTCGTTCAGCAGAAACTGCTTCTGGAGCTGGGAACTCAACTACGTTTAATGATTCAGAAGGTGTGCTAATGGCTGAGATAAGTGCTTTGGATAATGATGGAACATATAGGATGATTTCTTTATCCGATGGAACTGTAAATAATTCAACAAACATACAGTATTCTGGTGTAAGTAATCAAATAAGAACAAGAATAGAAAATGGTGGTGTTGCTCAAGCAGATATAGTTGCAAATGTTATTAGTCAAACATTATTTAATAAAATTGCGGTATTGTATAAACTTAATCAATTTGAATTGTGGTCAAATGGATTTAAGGTTGGAGAAGATACAACTGGAACACCACCAAGTGGAATTAATAAATTGTCTTTTGATAATGGGGGTGGCTTAAATGATTTCTACGGAAAAACTAAGCAAGTACAATACTTTGATTCAGCTCTAGCAGATACACAACTTGAACAATTAACGTCTTGGACATCTTTTACAGATATGGCTAACGGACAATTATACACAATAGAATAGATATGGCACAAACACTAAAATTCGGCAATAAAACGTGGGCTACAAAAGTAGGTTCAACACTTGCTTATAATGACGAGAATGCAAACTACAAGCCTTTGCCTTTTGCGTTTACAAGGTCTACATCAGCTACACGAGTTAATAAAGAAGGTTTAATTGAGGTAGTAACAAGCGATAGACCTAGAATAGATTATACAGATACAAGTGATGGAGTGCTACTTTTGGAAAAGGCAGCAACTAATTTAGTTACTTATTCAGAAGCGTTTAGCAATGCTTATTGGACTAAAGAAAAAGCAAGTATAGTATCAAACGCAGTTATTTCTCCAGATGGGACATCAAATGCAAGCAAGTTAGTTGAAGATAGTAGTAATGGATTACACAGAATCTATACTAATTTAATTACCACATCTCAAAATAATAATTATACTAGTTCTGTTTTTGCAAAAAAAGGAGGTAGAAATATTTTTGGTATACAAACATCTAGTGGCGCACAACCTTATGTTTGGTTTAATTTAGATAAAGGAATTGTAGAGCTACAAGAATCATCTATCGTAGGTAAAATAGAATCTTTAGCAAATGGGTGGTATAAGTGTTCTGCGACTTGGAACTCATCATCAGCTACTAATGACAGAGTGTTTATCCAATTAGCTAAATCTATTTCAAATACATCATATACTGGAGATGGAAGTTCAGGAGTTTATATCTTTGGCGCACAATTTGAAATTGGAAACGTAGCATCTTCCTACATACCAACGCAAGGTTCTGCTGTGACTCGTGTGGCTGAAACTGCTTCTGGTGCTGGTAATAGCGAAGTTTTTTCTGATAGTCAAGGAGTATTGTTTTTTGATGGTTCTGTGTTTGCAACAAATGAAAATTTATGTATTTCTATTAATGACGGAGGTGCAACTGGTTCTGGTAACAGAGTTGAATTGCTTTGGTTTAGTGATGGCAAGTTTTACACACAAGTTGGAAATAGTGGTCAAGAATTTATTAGTAGTAATACTTTGAATAACAAAATTTTAATAAAATACGGCTCTGGTACTTATCATTTGTATGTTAATGGTTTTCGTAGAATTACAGATACTTACACAAGTTTATCTGGTTTAGTTTCATTAGATTTTAAAAGACAAGGAAGTTTTACATTTAAAGGCAAGACAAAAGAACTTGGCTACTATAATACAATTTTGACGGATTTAGAGCTTGAAACGCTTACAAGTTATAAGAGCTGGACATCAATGGTTAACGAATTAAATTTAAATATAATATACAATGGCTAATACACTAAAATTAGGAGCTGGAAAATGGGCTACTGGCACAGATACAGTTCTTGCTTTCAATGACGAAAATAATAACTTTAAGCCGCTGCCATTCTCATTCAGTAGAGCATCAAGTGCTACTGTTGTTAATCAATCTGGTTTAATCGAAACAGTTGGTAGTGGAGAGCCAAGAATTGACTTTTTAGGTAATACTAAAGGGGCTTTGTTGTTAGAACCTGCTAGGACAAATTTAATTCCTAGAAGTAATGAATTTACCCATAGTAGTTATGTAAGAAATGGAACAACTGCTACAACTGGATTTTTATCTCCAGATGGAACATTAAACGCATATAAATTATTAGAAGATAATAGTAATGCAATACATAGAATTTATCAAACAGCAACAGTTACAGGTTCTCCAAACACTACAATTTCTATTTATGTAAAATATTTAGGTCGTAAAAACGTATTAATGAGAATTGCAGATTCTACTGTTGGTAGATGGTACGATGTAGAAAATGGTGTTTTAGGTGGAATTTATCAAGGAACACCAAACGATTCAAGTATAGAATCTGTGGGTAATGGTTGGTATAGAATCAGTATCAGTCACACTGTATCAAATCAATCAAGATTAGAATTATGGGTTTCAGATACAGAGTCCACTTCTGCTTATCAAGGAGACACTTCAAAAGGTGTTTACATCTACGGCGCTCAATTAGAAGCTGGCAGCTACCCTACATCGTATATTCCTACATCTGGAAGTGCTGTAACGAGGGTTGCAGATGCTTGTAATAATGAGAACTTAAATGTTGATTATAGTGGAGATTATACATTGTATTTAGAACACGAAACATTTAGTTTAACTGAATACAATCAGCTTCAATTTAGACAAGAAACATCAATATCTTATATTTTTAGAGTTGGTAATTCAATAAATATAGGAACTAATCTTTACACTACTGCAAATACTATTGGTTTTAATAAATTTGCTTTATCAGTTACATCTTCTGGTTCTTATAATTTTTACAAAAATGGTGTTTTACTTTCAAGTGGAAGCGGTTTGAACGCTAATTTAGAAACAATCAGAAATGATGCTCTTGGAATGAGTATTAAAGATATTAAACTTTACAATACATTATTGACAAACGCAGAATTACAAGCATTAACAACAATATAACAAGAGTAATAAATACACATATTAAACTAACAAGAGTAAATAATTAAATTATGAAAATAGGAAAGTACGAATTTGACAGCAGAGAAGTAGCAGAGTCTAAAATCAAAGCGTTAGGAACTGCTGAAGACGAAGACGGAAACGAGTATCCAACTCACAAGCACACACTAGTACACTTAGGACATATTGTCTTAGAAGCTGGAGAGTACGACGAAGAAGGAGAAGAAACTAAAGCACCAGTATTATCTGCAAAGTGGCACATCGATGCTCTATGGGCTGATGACGAAGGACACCCTTACGGATGGAAGTCTGCTGCTGTTGATTTAAGTGGAAACGGAGTACATAGTTTCTTTGGTTTAGAATATGACTCATACAAAATCTAATGGTTAGAGTATTAAGATATTTAGCCGACAAAATAGAAGCGTTCCAGTTTTTCTGTATAGTTAAATGGAATCGCTTTTTAGAGAGTATTAAATTATGAGCATAGAAGATTTGAAATTAGGAATATTTAACGCTATCACTTTAGGGATTAGCTTTACACACGTTGAAAACAGTTTAAAAGTTATTCTTTTATTAGCTTCTATTGTTTATACAGTACAAAAGATTTATAGTACCCATAAAAAGAATGACAAAGAACTTTAGCAAAGGAGAGTTTGATTGTAAGTGCGGATGTACAATGCCACAAGAGGTAGAATACAACATAGTTAAACTTGCAAATCAATTACAAGCGATTAGAGACTATGTAAAGACACCTATAGACATTAACAGTGCATACAGGTGTAAGCCTCACAATCAGGCTGTAAATGGCTCAGAGAGCTCACAGCACCTACTTGGTAAAGCATCAGATATTGTTATTAGAGGTTATGACCCATCATTAGAAACACATCCTTTAATAGAGGAGCTAATTAATGAGGGTCAAATACTACAGGGTGGTTTAGGGGATTATAGTACCTTTACACACTATGATATTAGAAAAACTAAAGCACGTTGGTAATGAAGAAGATATTAGACTTTTTAAGTGGTAATGTAGTAAAAGAAATAGGTGGTATAATAGACAACTTATTTACTAATGATGAAGAGCGTATAAACGCTAAGAACAAGATAATTCAAGTATTAAAGGAAAAAGAACTTGAGTTACAAAAAATGCAAACTGATATAATCATTGCAGAAGCTAAAGGTAACTGGCTACAAAGAAGCTGGAGACCTATTCTAATGTTAGCTTTTGGTTTTATAGTTATTTATGTAAAGTTTATAGCACCTTTGTTTGGCTTTACTATTCCACCTTTAGAGAATGAATTTTGGAATCTATTACAATTAGGTATCGGTGGATATGTAGTTGGAAGAAGTGCTGAGAAGATATCCAAGAATATTACAATCAATAAAAACTAAGTTGTTCGTTTAACATGATGGGGGTGGTATCTTAAAATACCACACACAGGATGTTTAACATGATGGGGTAGTAAATGTCTGTTTTACTTAAAAAACACACTTATCCTGTATACACAACTAAGACAAGTCGGCTTTGGATAGCCTCCTTTGTCTGACCCAAAAGAGATAAAGCGAAGTTACACCTTTTTTTTTACAATGTCAAGTAAAGTTATTAACAATGTTTATAACTATATTTGTGCATAAGAGTAATTATACTTATATTTGTGTAACCAAAGTTTAATAATCATGTCACTACTACATACCCCCATTTACGAGCGAGGATATAATGAAGAGGATGACAGGCAAGAACTAAAAAAGTTATTGTGGTCACAGTTTATGTGTAAATGTGGGAAGTGTAGTGTGAAAACAGGAAAGAACTTTATGGAAAGGTTACCTGTCTTTATATTAGATGAGATAGCTCTGGAGGAAAGAATGAGATTTGATATTGATTTGGGTTATGTTTGTAAGCCAAAAGGTGACAAGATTTTCTTGCCAACAAAGGATGCTCATAGAACAGGATTAGGGATTAAAGTAAGAGTCCTTAATAATATGAAGAGGTTAAAGGTAATGAGAGGTTTAATAGTAAGAGGTGTTACTAGGATTGCTTTAGCTGATGACTTCATATATTTTGATACTGATGACTTAAAGCCAATGGCTTTATATTTAAGATAATGTTTTGTTTTTTGTTTTGTTTAAGGAGAGAGTTGCAGAAATGTAGCTCTTTTCTTGTTTAATCCAAAAATGTTTTTTATGTTTGCATAGAACAATAAAACTAATATTATGAAATACAAACAAGCTCCCTTCTGGGAAAGAAGCATTAATCCAATCACAGGTTGGAGAGTAGAGAAAGGAAACTCCTACATAGCTAATGTAAAAAAAGTAGAATATGAACGAATGGTAAAATCACTAAAGAGCTATGGCAACAATAAGTAATTACGAAATAGAATTAGATGGTGTGGCATTAGATGTTCACGGATACTATATTGAAGGAGATAGTGGAGATTACTTCGGTGCTCCAGAACCTGATGAGTTTGAGGTAGAGTGTGTATTTGCTATTTCTGGAGATGTCTCTATAGATGTTACTGATTTAATATACTATAGAATACAGGAGTTAGAAGAATTCATTATTGAAAAATACTATAGATAATGCAGTTAATAGAACAACAAGAGTACAATGCTTGGTACAAGTCTCTAGGTAATAAGATATACGATTGGCATGAACTAAAGCCAGATAACCTAGACATAAAGAACTTGCTCAAGGGTGTTGAAGTGATAGGAGTTTACAACAATAAACTACAGAACGAAAACAATGTACTTAAAAGAGACCTTGATAAACTTAAACAAGAATTAGCAATAACATTAAACAATTTAAACAAACTATTATGAAAGACTTAATATCATTTAAGAATGCACAGATAGAAGCATTACAAAGAGAAGTTGATTTATTAAAGAAATCAAATACACAACTAGAAACTTATGTGTTTGAGTTAACTGACGAAGATGTTCCCAAAGAATACAAGTCAGTAGTAAGACAGGAAATATTAAAATAAATTAGGAAATATAAAATATATTCCTTACTTTAGCAAAGTATTAATTAAAAAACAATTAACATTATGAATTTTCACGACAAAGTACTTAAGGTACAATCGGAGTTAAAAGCTCCAAAGAATCAAAGAAACAATTTCGGTAAGTATAACTATCGTTCTTGTGAAGACATCTTAGAAGCGGTTAAGCCACTTCTAAAAGACAACGGACTAACTCTTATGATTACAGACGAAATCAAGGAAGTAACAGGATTAGTTTACGTAGAAGCAAGAGCAGTCTTGTTTGATGCAGAAGGTAGGGTAGAAGCAACTGCACAGGCAGGTATTGACCCTAATAGAAAAGGTATGGATATCGCACAGTCATTTGGTAGTAGCTCCTCATACGCTCGTAAGTACGCTCTAAACGGCTTATTCCTTATAGATGACACAAAGGATGCTGATGCGACAAACGACCATAAGGACACCCGTAAATGGCTTAATAAGGCTACTCCAGAGTTTAAGAAAGCACAAGAGTTCTTAAGTGGAGGTGGAACTATATCACAAATAGAAGAGAAGTACAAATTATCAACTGAAGTTAAACAATTATTAAAAAAGTAGTATTATGGAAAACACAAAAGTATTCGCAGATGGATTCATCTTTAAAAGAAATGAGACAGCACCAGAATTTGTTATTGGTGGGATTAGTGTAAAAGTAGATGAAGCGACAAAGTTCTTGGCTTCAAATGCTAAGAACGGATGGGTTAACCTAGACGTTAAGCAGAGTAAAGCAGGAAAGTATTACATGGAACTAAATACTTTCGAGCCTAAGGCAAGTAGTGGCAATGCTCCTGCCGTTGCTAAGAAAGAAAACTTCAAGGTAGCTGCTGGTGATGGATTGCCGTTCTAATGAAATGGGGAGGGTAATACCTCCCCTTTTTATTTAAGTAAAACAAACAAACAAAACAAACAAATTTATGAGTACACAAGATAAAGAAGTAGAAAGAATGTTTATGCAAAAGGTCGATGAAGACTGTTTTGTAGACATATCTCAAGTTATAGAACATCCGCCTGTTGCGTTGTCATTTGGTAATTATTCGTTGAATACTCCAAATGGTATCAAGAGGTATCCAATACCTATTGGAACTTATGGCAACTTCAGTTTTGTGTCAGCCCCACCAAAAACCAAAAAGACCTTCTTTGTTTCTTTACTAACTTCTGTTTATCTTTCATCAACAGGTAAAAATAACTATGGTGGTAAATTAAGGGCTAAGAGAGACGATAAGTGTGTTATACACTTTGATACGGAACAAGGAAAGTTTCACGCACAGAGAGTGTTTAGAAGGGTTGTAGAGATGAATGGCAATGAGAATGCAGGTTGCTATCATACCTATGGATTGCGTTCAATAGGATACAAGACAAGGATTGATTTCATAGATTATAAGCTAAGGACTATATCAGAGAATAATGAAATAGGTTTGGTTGTGATTGATGGAATTGCTGATTTGGTTAGCGATGTAAATTCTATAGAAGAATCAAATGAGTGTATACAGAGACTTATGACTTGGAGTGAGAAGTATAATTGTCACATCATACTTTGTATTCACACAAATAATGGTTCAGAAAAGCCCACAGGACATTTGGGTTCTTTCGCCCAGAAAAAATGTGAGACAGGCATAATATTAGAAAAGAATGAAGAGGATGATGGTATAATAACAGTAAGATGTAAACAGAGTAGAGGATTTTCTTTTGAGCCATTTAGTTTTAAGGTAACAGAGTTTGGTTACCCTAAGATAATTAGTGATTTGGATGATGATTTAGGAGATGCTATACAACCTAAAAAAGAACCAAGCGAATGGCAGAAAAAAATGAATATCGCATAGTTACACCTATGTATATTGAACTTGAGCGAAAGACCAAGAAGAATAGAAAAGTATCAATCAATATGAACTCCTATGGACATTCAAATCATTTCACAAACAATGAAGTGAAGATTAAGTTTAAGGAAGTAGTTGGAGAACAGCTAAGAGGTATTACGATTAAAACACCTGTTAACATAACATATCAAGTGTTTAAGCCTAGTAAAAGGAAATTAGATAAAATGAATGTGATAGCGGTAACGTCAAAGTATTTATTAGATGCTATTACAGAGTTAGGATGTTGGGAAGATGATAATGACGATTATGTAAAGATTGAGAAGTTACTGCCTACTGAGTATGATAAGGGCAATGGAAGAGTAGAGATTTTAATTAAAAGTATAGATGATTGAAGAACAATTAAGGAAACTTGCAGCCAAGCAAAAGACTTGGGTGGGGTTAGTGAAGGGAATGGGATGTAATCCAGCTTATGTGGATGATGTTGTTCAAGATGCTTACATAAGAGTTTATGACTACCTAAGCAAAGGTGTTGATATTTCTTATGGTGAGGATGATGTAAATGACTTTTATATGTATATGACTTTAAGAAGCATATATCTTAATGGAGTTAAAAGAAAGTGTGTGTCTAATGAGTTATTAGATACTCAGGAGGAGACTCTTGATTATGTTTTAGGAAACTTAAAGGATGAGTTTATTGATGTAGAACAGGAGAAAGGGTTTAACAAATTAATAAGTAAGATATTTACAGAGGTAAATAGTTGGGATTTCTACTCTCGTAATGTATTTATAGCTTATTTCACAACAGGTTTGTCATTAGATAAGTTGTCTAGTGAGACCGGTATAGGTAGAAGCAGTCTTTATAACTCTATAAAAAGATATAGAGATATTATAAGAGAGAGCTTTTCAGAAGATGCAGAGGATTATTATAACGGAGATTACGATAAAATTTAATTAATTATGGAAGAATTCAAAGGAGACAAGAGAACTAAGGCTTACAAAGAATGGAAGGCTAAGTTCGAATTAGAGAACGAGAGCAAGTCAAAAGGACTTGGAGATACTGTAGAGAAGATAACTAAAGCTACAGGAATTAAGAGTGTTGTTAAAGCTGTTTTCGGAGACGATTGCGGTTGTGATGAAAGGAAGTCTAAGTTAAACTCTATAATGAGTTATAACGTAGTTAACTGCCTTGAGGAAGATGAGTATAGCTACATCAGTGATTTTGTTTCGTTAAACAGAAACAGAGTGACTATGGCTGAACAAAGAAGGTTATTAGACATTTATAATAGAGTGTTTAATCAGAGAAAGCAAATGAGTAATTGTTCAAGTTGCATAAGAAGTATGGTTGGTGAATTAAATAAATTAATTGTAAACTATAAATAAAATGAAAAAACTACTGTTATTACTAGCTTGGTTTGCTCTCACTAGTTGTGAGGCTTCCTTGTGTCAAGACTGTTACACTATTTATCGTAGTGATGGAACTTCTGAATGGGTATGTATTGAATATAGATGTGATGAATATTATGAAAGATTTTAGACCAAGATTAAAAGGAAAGGTATTGAAAGCCTACGAAAACCTAACCAAAGTAGAGAACAGAGTTCTTGTCATAGGTGACTTACACGAACCATTTTGTTTAGATGGTTACTTAAAGTTCTGTAAAGAACAGTATGCTATTCACAACTGTAACAAGGTAGTTTTTATCGGTGATGTTATCGATAATCACTATAGCTCATATCATGAGTCATCCGCTGATGGATTAGGTGGTAAGTTTGAATTAGAACAAGCAGTAAAGAAACTATCTAAATGGTACAGGGCATTCCCAGATGCCGATGTAACTCTTGGAAATCACGACAGGATTATTATTCGTAAGGCACAATCATCTAACATTCCTAGCAAGTGGATTAAGGAGTTTAAAGAGGTGCTAGAGACTCCTAATTGGAACTTTGTAACAGAAGTCTATATTGATGGAGTTAGGTATGTACATGGTGATAAGAGTGGCAAGGCTAGGATGGCAGCAAAGAGAGATATGGTTTCTACTGTTTCTGGACACTTTCACACAGATTTCTATTGTGAATGGATGTTTGGTAAGACAAGAGCTATATTCGGAATGTCCGTTGGATGTGGTATAGACAGTAAGTCTTACGCAATGGCTTATATGCAAGGTGGTAAGAAGGAGGCTATTGGTCTTGGTGTTGTAATAGGTGGTCATACTGCCTTTAACGTTAAGATGGAACTGTAATGAATTACAATAACGACTTCAAATATGACCTTAAGGTTGGTCAAGTTAAAGAGGAAGAACTCGGTGAGATATTCAACTCTAAGACTATAGAAGTTAAGTATGATTTACAAGCTATGAAGACAGGTAATGTTTACATAGAGTATTTCAGTAGAGGCAAGGCTAGTGGCATAAGCACTAGTCAAGCCGACTACTATTGCTTTTGTATTGGGGATACATTTCATTTGATACAGTCAAGTATATTGAAGGAAAGATGCAGGCAATACTTAGGCACAAACAGAGACAAGTTAGGTGGTGACAACAATACCTCCAAAGGGATTTTGTTACCTATAAAAGAATTATTTTAATATGTGGACAATGACTATAACACACGACATAATAAGTGGAACTGAAGGAGCTTATCTAGAGAACCCACCATTTGGTAATCAATGCTCAGACATAGAGGCTAAGAACATAGCCATAGAGCATTTCAACGATATAAGCAATACACAGGAAAGAAAGGAAATGCCTGTATTTAGTGGAGTACTTAACTACTTCCCAGATGCTATTAGAGAGGTTTCTAAGACCTCTTGGACAGGAAACCAACAACATCATCCAGACAAGCCCTTACATTGGGATAGAAGCAAGTCAGGAGACGAATTAGATGCTTTAGCGAGACATTTGATGGAAGCTGGTACTACAGACTCAGATGGGGTTAAACATAGTGCTAAGGTAGCTTGGAGAGCCTTAGCGAACCTACAGAAGGAATTAGAGCGTGAGGGCAAAGCTCCTCTAAGTGAATATAACGAAAAACAATAGGATATGTTAAATATATTCCCTATATTTGCATAAGAAATAATTAACTATGGATATAAAAGCTATTTTAGATGCTGATAGCATGATTTACGCTTCAGCAGTCAACTCTGGTAACATATCAGATGCCAAGAACAAGTTAGATGCTAGAATTAACGAGTCTCTTAATGATTTACAGGACTTAGGCTATGATATAATGAGTCTTGTAGTTTGTTCTGGTTCAAAAGGTAACTTCAGGAAGTTTATTACGAGTAGCTATAAGGCTAATCGTAAAGATACAGAGCTTCCACCTTTATTAGATGAGTTACATGAGTATTGTAAGTCAGATTGGTATGCTAAATGGGGTTATGGTATAGAAACCGATGATTTAGTCGCTAAGATATGGCATCAAAGCAATGAAAACAACGAATCACCTGTTATTGTATCCATAGATAAAGATTATTTACAGTTTCCTGCAATGATATTCAACTATAATAAGAAAAAGCTAGTTAAAGTAACCGAATTAGAGGCTTTAAAGAACTTTTACACTCAAATGATAGTTGGAGATAGTGCAGACAACATAAAGGTCTGTAAAAACAAGGGAAAGGCTTATGCCGACAAGTTATTTAAGGATTTGACCTCTAAATATCAAATTGTAAAGGCTGTTTATGCTGTTTACAAGGAGCATTACAAGTCTAAGGCTAAATTAAAGTATATTGAGTCTTATAACTTGCTAAAGTTGAGGACAGATGTATAGTGAAGAGCAACAAGACATAGTTTACTCATATTACCTTCTTACCTTGTATAGTATTAGTCAAGGTGAGACTTTTGAAGAGCTTAAGTATGTTATCTCTGAGTTTGAAGACGAAGGAATGTATGAAGAGTGTGATGGGATAAGACAAGCTATTGAATTTGCTGAATCAAACACTATTGAATCTATATTATTAGAATTAGACAATGAAGTTAATTAATAAACAATAAATTATGTACGTAAACATTAGAGACACAGACAGAAAAGATTACTACAAACTCATAATAAACGGAGATAATCTCGGTGAATGGGAACGAAGCGAACTAAGACACTTAATAGAAGTAATAGATAACAAAATATAACAAAATGACATTAGAAAAACTAAAAGCAGAACTAGATAGTAAGTATGGATTTGATATAGCTACAAAAAGTAGAAAGAGGAGGTTTTCTTATGCTAGAAAAGTGTATTGCAAGATAGCTAGAAAATACAATCATACTTGGGATAGCATTGGTAAATCAATAGACATATCTCACGATGCAGCTTACTATCACTTTAATTCTTTTAAAGTAGTAAACGACAAAGATGTAAGGATTCATGACGAGATAGTTCTTGACAATGGGTTATTTATTAAACCTGAATACAGTGAGCCAATACAAATTATTAGAGCCAAAGAGCAGTTGAATACAACTAATCAGGTTCATGAAGATATAAAATCTCTTGTAGTTAAAATAAACAATACACTTTTTAATTGGGATGTAAATACATTAAATGACTTTATAGACAATAGATTAACACCTTATGATAGGCTAGTTTCTATTAAGGTCGCTCCTAAAGATGTAGAACTCGTAAAAGGTGCTAAGATAGAAGGAAGAGTATCCAACCCATTTTTAAAATAATTATTATGAGACAGAAGAAGTTAACACAACAACAAAGAATAGGCAGATTAGAAAAGGTAGTGTCACAGCTATTTGTACTCACTAAGAAGATTGAAGGTGAGATTAAAGTGATACAAGACAAAACAGGCTATCACTTGTCAGATGAAGAAGAATAGCCCATTACCACAAGAAGCTATTAAGTGGTGCTTTAAAGAGGGCTATAAGATATATCCCATTACTAAAGACAATGTAGTTTATCAAGTTGAAGTTTGCAAGGCTCACCAAAAAGCCTTGCTTACTGAAACTCACACTAAGAAATCTATACATCAAGCAGTTGCAGATGTTTACTTAATGCTATACAATAAACGAAAAGACAATTAAATTGTTATAATATTATGAGTAGACATAAGAAATCAGAAGAGACCTCAAAGAATGATGGTAGGAAGTATAACAAGAGATTAGCTCCAAAACCAATATCCACGAAAGATAAGATGATTAAGCCTGCTAGGACTACTAAGGCTAAAAAAGAAAGGATAGCATCTTACGCTATCTCAGCTATGAAGGAAGTCTTTGGCAGCGAGAAGGAAGCCTTTAAACACATGGCAGAACTCGGTAAGACAAACTTTAACAATATGAAGTTACTTATGGAGTATGCTTATGGAAAGCCATCAGACAGTATCAATGCAGACAACAGTAGAAAGGCAAAAGCTGCACCTACTATTAACTTTGTTATGAATGCCGGTCAGACACCTCAGATAGAAGACACTATCGATATATCAGACGAAGAAGAATGAAGAACTCAGTACAATTAAACGACAAGTACGTACCTTTATTTACAGATAAATCTAGGTACTTTGTTGTTACAGGTGGTCGTGGTTCTGGTAAGTCATTCGGTATAACAGTATTCTTACTTAACCTAACATACGAGGCAGGACACAAAGTCCTGTTTACTCGTTTTACACTAACCTCAGCAGCAGCATCTATTATTCCAGAGTTTATTGAGAAGATTGAACTCATGGGTGTAGATAGTGATTTCAGAATCACAAAGGATGAAATCATAAATCTAACCACAGGAAGCTCTATAATGTTTAAAGGTATCAGAACATCATCAGGTAACCAAACGGCTGCCCTGAAGTCTCTTAGTGGTGTTACAACGTTTGTATTGGATGAAGCAGAAGAGCTTACAGATGAAGACACTTTCAGTAAGATTGACTTCTCTATACGTTCAAACACTAAGCAGAACAGAGTTGTACTTATATTGAATCCAACTACTAAGGAGCATTGGATATACCAAAGGTTCTTTATGTATCCTAACTTTAAGTCTGGCACTAATGGTTCTAAGAATGATGTAACTTATATCCACACTACCTTTGAAGACAATAGAAAGAATCTATCTAAGAGTTACTTAGAACAGCTCTACGACCTCAAGAGAAGAGATGTGATTAAGTTTGAGCATCAGATACTAGGAGGATGGTTAAACAAAGCAGAGGGTACTATAATCACTAACTGGAAGGTAGGACACTTTGTTCAGACCGACCTTATGTGTTATGGGCAGGATTTTGGATTCTCTACAGATATTACTAGTTTAGTAAAAGTTGCAGTTGATAAGGACACTAGGAGTGTTTATGTTAAGTCTATCTATGGTAAGACAAACCTGTCTACCTCAGACATTGCATACAGGAATAAGACTGAGTGTGGCACAGATTTAATTATCTGTGACTCAGCAGAGCCAAGACTTATATCAGAGTTAAAGAATATGGGTTTGAATATAAAACCTACCATAAAGAAGAAAGGGTCAATCCTATCTGGGATTGCCCTAATGCAAGATTATCAGATAATAGTTGATAGAGAGTCTGAAGGTATCATAAGAGAGATAAATAACTATGTCTGGCATGAGAAGAATGAAAGACCAATAGATAAGTTCAATCACTATATTGATGCAATCCGTTACTCGCTTATGTATTTACTACAGGGAGTCAACTCAGGAAAATATGTAATCAGATAGAATGTTTAACATGATGGGGGTCGTTTAATATGATACCCCTAAGATGTTTAATATAATACCCCCACTATGTTTAATATAATGGGGGTATTGGTGTGTTAGTTAGTTAAGAGTCTAAAGCTCCGTTAGGCAAAGATACATCCGCACTTCACTTAAAAAAAGATAAAAAAGGGCAAAAAAGTCTTGCATATGTCAATAATACATTTAGTCGAATAAATATGCATTTGGTCTAATAAGTTTGTGTAATCGAATTATGCTACTTATGTTTGCACTAACAATAACAATAAACAATTAAAATTATGGCAAGATTTATTTTAGATTTTATGATTGATGATGAAGGAAGCGACTCATTAATTTCAAGCGTGTTAGACGTAATAGACAGAGATAAATTACTATCTCAAGGCATAACATCAATAAGATGTATTGATGAAACAAATGACAATCAATTTTGGTCGCATGATTCTTTCTTTACAGAAAACGTAGGACAAGTAACTACATCACCAATGATGAACGTTTTGAGTAAAAAACAATTAGAAAACGACAGAGATATTCTGTCAAATTATTAATCAATTAAATAACTACAAAACAAAACATTATTATTATGAATACAGTATACATTTACCAAAGCTACAACAAGGGAGAGAAAGCATATGAGAGACTATGTACGGGTGATAGAGGTGATTTCTTAGGGTTAGTATCGAGACAGACAAAGTACTCATATTACTACATAAACGAGGAAGGCAAAGAGAGAAGCAGATACAGAAAAATAATAGGTAAAAAATAAATCAATACTAATCAAATAAATTATTTATCATGAAAGACAATAAACTAATAGCAGAATTTATGGAGGTTGACGGGTTTTTAAGCCTATCTCAAATGGAATACCACCAATCATGGAATTGGCTAATGCCCGTAGTTGAGAAGATTGAAAGCGATGAAAGATATGATGTTGAAATACTTCAATATGGAACAAGAATCATTGAGCGAACAAAAACAGATTGGATTGAGGTTGTCAACAATATTGCTGATATATCGTTCGACAGAAAAATAGACCACACCTACGATGCGATAGTAAAATTTATTAAGGATTGTGAAGAAAAAAAAGTAATAGTTAAAGACTTACATGGTTTAGATGACAATACTATATCTAAAATAGAAACACCTATGTTTCTTATAGGGGATTGGTTTGAAGATGAAACCACCTTTGCAGACTTGAGAAACAGTAAAGGTCAAGTAGTTAGAATATTTCACGAACGACTAGAAGATTATGAAAAAAAAAGCCTAATCCATTCGTTAGATTCCTAAGAGAGTATTAACCAATTAAATAACCTATAAAACAAAACATTATGTCAAAAGAATTTGAACACGTATTACAATTTTACAAGACAAGTACACCAGAGCAACACCAGATGTTTATTGATTTAATAGCTGATAAATTAACTTTCTTTAACATTGACTCAAGTGAGTCTTTTGATGTCGACGAAGAATTTTCTATTGGATTCAATGGCCCGTTTCACCAAATAAATATAAAGTAATATGTTTAACGTAGGAATACTTGATGCTATACGCATTTACAGAAGCCGTAAGGACTTTATTCTATTCAACATAGATAAAGACTACAATATAACAGATTTCCGCCTTACAAACGACCTATCGACGTTTAGAAGCCATTACTCTCAATTTAGGTTAGTAGATGTAATAAAGAAAGAAATTAGCACCGGTATAAGCATAGATTAATATGGAAAAGATAAAACAAGCAGTACTAGATGGCAAGACAGTTTATTGGATGAATGATAACTATGAGGTTATACACGACAAGATGCTTAATAAGTTCTTGGTTCATTCAAAAGGTAATAGTAATTATGTAGGACTTAACAGTTACTACAGAGAATATGAATTTAAAATAATATAGATATGTATAGCAATTGTTGTGGCTCAGAGCCAAGTTATTTAAGTGATGAGAGATGTGGTCAATGCCTTGAATGGGCAGAGTTTGATGAAGGTAATGAAGATTAATTTAAAATATAAACAAAATGATAAACAAGGTAACTAAAGAGGAAGTAATGGATGCAATAGAATACTTGCACACACAAGGTTTTGTTGAGGAAATGGGAACAGATAAAAAATATTATACTGAAATATTACTAAAGAAGATAGGTAATGTTTATAATATAAATTTAGGATTAGACTAAAAAAATAATCTGTTTAATATAATGGGGGGGATATGTTTAACATAATCCCCTCTCTTGTTTAATATAATGGGGGCTGTTTAATATAATGGGGGTTGTTTAATATAATGGGGGTCAACCTATTATTTAGAATGAATCTAAATAGTGTTATTTAGAATGAATATAAATAAGAAACTTTAACACTTTTTATTTGGATATTCCTTTGGACTTTCATAAGGCAATAATACGACCAAAAAAATACAGAAAAAAAAATATTTTTGTTAGGATTATCCAATTATTTTTCGTATGGAAATAGGCTTGTAGGAATATTCTTACATTTTCGGACTAGGGCACCAACACAAATTTAAAGCTAATTTTTGGATAAAAAAAATGTTTTATGTTAAAATTTACTAATTAGTGTAAATTATTTTATCATACGTTTTAAGGCTGTTTTTAGCCGTTTTAAGAGCTTCTATTTATTTCTATGTGTTAGTATATCAAAAGTCTGAGATAATTAAACCAGAGCAAAATCGACTTTTTTCTGTATAAATGTTTGGTAGTGTAAAAAAATTGTTGTATACACGTGCACGTTCTATTATTAATAGTAAATTTATAGTGTATTATTTAGAATGAATATAAATAAACATATTTCACAAAAAAAAATATATTTTTGCTTGTATGTTAAAATAAAGTGTATCTTTGTAAGGAACAAAAACACTAATATAATGAAAACATTAGAAACTCTTAAATCGGACTTACAGAAATTGCACGACGATTATGTGCTTAAGCCATTAACTGCGGGGAAGCAATATGACGCATTCTACAATAAGTATAAAGCATTACAGTCTAAAATCAGAAACTACAATAAGACTACTCAAGTAATGAAGCGAGCTGGTTTAAAGACTTCTAAGAGTGCTGCCGGTTATAAGGTAGAGTACAAAGGGAATGTATATGATGTTTTCTTAGATGGATGCGAAACTGATTACTGGAGCGTTTACTGTATCTCTGGAAAGGAATTAGACTTTGAAACATACGATACTAAGCTGTCAGCTATATATTCCATATACACTACTCTAAGCTATTAAAATAAATAATTAACGGGAGCTTAAAAGCTCCCATAAAAAACAATCTTATGAAATTTACAAAACGTCAATTAGAAATTATCGCCTATAGCTTGTCATTATTAGAGAGTGACTATGAAGGTAAAACACAAGCTGAAATGCACCAAATTTTAGGAACACTTCAACAAAAGGGAATTTGGGGTAGTTTATAGATTAAATAATTAACGGGAGCTTAAAAGCTCCCATAAAACAAAACAAATAATGATTACTTTAAAGAAAATTAAAAAAGCAATTAAACAAGGTAAAACAGTAACTTTAACAGACCACAAAAACGTTTATATCGTTACTGATATTGCTGGAGCTTATTGTCATCCTCAAGGTATTAAAGAGGGATGCTTGTCGGTAATTGATATCAGAACCAATAGAAAAGAAAGATATAACTTAAGGAAAGTGAAAATAAAAAACGGCGTTTTAAAATTCAACTTTTACAATATCGATAAAGTTTATTTGGTTGCTAAATTTACTAAAAACTTTTACCAACATAACATTGACAACAACAGTTTAAGTATAGAGATAATAGAAATAGAAATAAACTAATAACAAAAAACAACATGAAAGCAATTGAAATAATCACCAAAGCTCTGGAAAACAGAAGTACTAACAAAGGTATTAACTACGATATTATAATTTTTGTATTGGATAACCCAGAGTTACACAAATCTATTATTGAAAATAAAGATAATTACACTGATTTAATACACGATATCAGAGGTTTGATGTCTAAAGATGTATTTTTTGTTCCCAGAGTATTAAATACCGAAATACTCAAAGCAAATAAATTACTAGACAGATATTTTGAGGTCAAAGATGATTTACTTGAATTTACAGAGGAGTTTCACGATTCAATGCTCTATGATATTGAGGGCTATTCTTGTGAAGGTTTAGGAGCATATGACATTGAAGACCTAGAAACACAAGTCAAAGCTTTTGAGATGATTTTAAAAGGATATAAAAATATAAATTACATATTCGGATAACATGAAAGCATTTAAAAAACTAGACCTACAAATTAAGGCATTTTTAATAGTCTCTATAACGTTAACAACTCTAATTGTTGTTATGATATTCACTCAAGGCTTTAACGCTCTCTAAACACTTTAAAACATGATAAATTATAAAGCACCTAAGAACCTATTAAGCAAAGGAAATACCAACGCCAAAACTGCTAAAAATAACTTTGATACATATATTTTATATTTGGCACCTCATAAACAAAACAGTTTAAAAATTAACATTTGTCCTAAAGCATCCAAAGGTTGTGCCGCTTCTTGCTTGTTTAGTGCTGGACGTGGTAAATTCTCAAACGTTATCAAAGCTAGAATAAATAAAACAGAATATTTCCTGCAAGACAAAAACGGATTTATTAATCAATTAGCAAACGAGTTAATTAAGATAAACTCTAAAGCATTCAATAACATTAATCAAACATTAATACGATTAAACGGAACGAGCGATTTGGATTTCGTTTACTTGCTTAAAAAATATGCTAACTTTGACATTGCTAATTACACTAATTTACATTTTTACGACTATACAAAAATACTAGGGAAAGTTAAAAAGTATGCAAACGATAAAAACTACACTCTCACGTTCTCACGAGCTGAAGACAACGAAAGCGATATCTTTAAAGCCATTGAATTCGGTGCAAATGTTTCCGCCGTTTTTAGCGGTGACCTCCCTAAAGAATATAAAAATATACCGGTTATTGACGGCGATAAAACAGACAATGAGATGCTAAAATATAAAGGTTATATTCTAGGACTTAAAGCAAAAGGCGACGCTAAAAAGGATACAAGCGGTTTTGTAATTAATAACTAAATAATAAATATCATGATTAAATTAAAAGACATTATAGAAACGCATATTAATGGAAATATAACAATCGCTAAAAATCAATTTAGTAATTGGAAAAAAGATGGCATTCAAATAATACAATGCAGCCAATTATTTGGTTTGCAAAAAACTATTAAAATATTAAAAGATATTGGTTTAAGCGATATGCATATTATCAATTCTTTTCACGATTACGATAGACAAAACATAGACGAAGTTAAGACAATATTGTTACACAATTTTTACTAAATAAATAACACTATGACTATATCATTAAGCCAGAAATTAAACATAATAAATAGCAAGCATAAAGATTTTATATCTTATAATATTGGTGCAGATAATAAGCTCCAGAGCTATGTTCTAAATAATAACTTTAGACGATATGCAAACAAGTATGAACACTTCATGTTGTTAGACGTCTTTAAACGTCACAACATATTAGAACCTAAAGAAAACTATTCACTTAAACAAATACTAAAAACACTAAACATTAATTAACTATTATTTAAAACACTTAGAAATTATGGATAAAATAAAAGATTTAATATGGGAATTTGAACAGGGTTGTATAACTCCTTACAAATTAGTAGAAAAATTAAAAGAAATATTAATAAATAATAAATTTTAACTATGGAAACATTTATCATTGAATTATACAAAGATTATTTGAACAACGGACTAAGCAAAAAAGACTTAATCGCTCTTATTGGTTTAGACACTTATAACAGTATAAATCCTGCACAATATTTTTGACACTTATAACACTATTTTAAGTTATTAACGGACCTATTTTTTAGGTCCTTTTTTTGTGCTATTATTTTATATTAGTATTGATTGTCAGTATTAGTAGTATTAATAATTGTAGCGAATTTTTAAGCTATAAAACAAGCATTATCTCTTTTATTATAACCTCAACTATCAAATTCAGTAAAACCTTCTTAAAACAGCCTTAAAACAGCTTAGAATAGCATGACATATTTGCAGTCTTTTTATTAGGATATGACATATTGACGTAAAACAAGCAAGTGGGTTGTGTAGTAGCCCAATCTAATGATTTCAATTGTTTAATATGATGGGGTTCAAATACTATAAACTCTTTTTGGTTAGAATTGATTTATGCATTCCAGAAATATATTTGGAAACAGTTCAATGTTTAATATGCACCCCCCCTATAGAATATGTTATTTTAAATTTAGATTAGATACTCGTTAGGTTGAATACTACTTGGGTGCTGACGAAAGTAACAAAGGATTAAGTAGTGCAATTTCTAAGGAGATTTGATTTAGCTGAACCAACTATATGACTATAGAAGTTTAGCAACTTGGGCAGATTTGCGACTGGTATACACTTATAACAACAAACCTCTATTTTCATTTTGGGTGTATAGATAAAAAATATAGAAACATAAAACACTATAGGTATTGTCTATGATAAAATGATATTCATAGAATATTGTTATAATACTATGGAAGAATTACAATTAGAAATCCCTGTAGATTTGTCTAGTATTACACTTAGGCAATATCAGGATTACTTGAAGATTTATGATAAGTGGGATAAGGAGGATGAGATTTACATCAAGAGTAAGATGCTTCAGGTATTTTGTGGGTTAAAGCCAGAGGATACTTTGAAAGTACCTTTAGCTTCTTTTGATAATACTATACAACACTTATTAGACTGTTTAAATGCTGACACTCCATTTATACGGAAGTTTAGTATGAAAGGTAAGGATAAGGATGGTAATGATGCGGAGTTAGAGTTTGGATTTATTCCTAAGTTAGATGAGATTAGTTTTGGAGAGTTTATTGACTTGGAGAAATATATGAGTGATTGGCAGACAATGCATAAGGCAATGGCTGTATTATTTAGACCTATTATACACAGCAAGAAGGAGTTTTATAGGATAGATGATTATGGTGGTTCTGCTAGGTATTCTGATGTTATGTTGGATATGCCTGTTAGTGTTGCAATAGGAGCAACTGTTTTTTTTTATCGTTTAGGGAGCAAATTACCAGTTCTTACGATGGACTATTTACAGGAGGTACTGAAGAAAGAGGGAGCGACTCCTCAAGTCAAGCAAATTTTGGGAGAAAGTGGGGATGGTATCAGTCAATATACACACTCGCTCAAGGTGATGTTAGAAGAATCAATGAAATCACAAAGACCAGTGTTCACAGCTGCTTTATGATGTTAGAATACGAAAAGGACAAAAATACGATAGAAAACTCATTAATTAAAAAAGCACACAGAAAGTAATGAATAATTTTTACAATTTAATAGACACAATTAAGCAACTACTTAGTAGCTCTGAATTTAATAACAAGGTTACATTTGGTGACATTACTGAGGTTGACTTGGGAAAGCTAACAAACTTTCCTTTAGTCCACATGATAATAGACGAAGCTGTTATCAATGAGAGAACGATAGATTACACACTAAGGATAATTGCTGCTGATATTGTAGATTTGCTTAAGGAGGATATTCCTAATAATGATTATTATGGAAACAACAATATGCAGGACATCTTAAACACTCAAATGAGTGTATTAACTAGACTAATTAACAAACTAAGAAGATTAGACTTAGTAGACAACAACTACTTGAGAGTTGAGGGCGGTGTAACTGCTACTCCCTTCTTAGATAGGTTTGAGAATGAATTAGCTGGTTGGGAGGCAACAATGGTTATAACTGGTAGAAACGAGATTAGTATTTGCTAATGGAAAGTAATCTTAGAAAATCATTGCAGAAGATTGGTCGAATGTATAAGGCTGAACTTAGGAGTAAGATAGCTAGTGATGGCAACGTTGCTTCTGGCAAGATGTCTAGGAATATTACATTTAAAACTACTGATAACAGCCTAACCTTTGAGTTTGAAGAGTATTTAGGGGCTATTAGTGAAGGCAAGAAGGCTACTGGTAAAAATCCTTCTGGTGAGATGGTATCTAAGATTGCTAAGTGGATGCAATACAAGAATCTTACTATTAGAGGGTATAGAGGTAGGTTTCAACGACAAACATCTTCCAACTACAGAAGAGCTGCTTTTGGTATAGCTAGAAGCATTAACAGAGACTCTTGGAAAGGTAGTGATGTTATAATGAGAGCTTACAAAGGTATTGAAGATAATATAAGTGATGAGATTTTAGATACATTTAAAACATCAATAGAACAAAGTATAGACAAATTTACAATTAAATAAAACACAATGGCATTTACAAGGCTTATAATAACATTTACAGGAGAAGCAGCAGTCAACGATACGATGACAATAACTACCAACACCGGTAAGTCATACGTAGCTAGTGTGCAAAAGGTGAGAGGTTTTGCTAATCAGATATCACAACCTGTATCTACAGGAACTACTGGAGAAGGAACAGCTATAGCTTATAACTCTGCTTTAATATCTGACAACATATCTTTTGGTGAACAGTTGGGTGGTCAACTAGACATATCTCAATCATCTAATGTTATTACACTAACATTTTACGATTTATCAGTAACCTCTGCAACGTTTGCAACAACAGGAGTAGTAACATCTACATCAGCTACTGATACTAATGGTGCTATTATAACATACCCTAAGATAAATGCAAGAAGCCCTCATTGGTATAGAGTTCAAGAATATTCTCCACTAGGAACTCTTACATCTGCATTAATAAAGCTAAAGATATACGAAGGAAGTCAATCAAACTGGGGTGCTGCTGTGAACTGGACTTATCAACTATCTAGCTCGGCATCTAACTCTGAAGTATTGTTTAATATTGCTGAGTTAATAAAAGATTATGTTCCTATAATTTTTGATGGTTCTTATTACAGCAAAAACCCATTTGTAGATATTCAAGTTGTTAGTTATTATGATGGCATACCAGCTTCAATGGATTATCAATTTACTAGAGCTTTCTATGGTTATGGGTACTTCGAAGAAGGAATTAACCCAGAGCTAAACAACTCTTACTTACAATCAAACAATAAGATACTAAAGTTTGCTGATTCTCCAGTTATAATACCTGTAGACAGGTCTATAACTCAAAGTGTAACATACCTTAGCGAAGGAGAACAGGTTTACACTAAATTACTATTTCCGATTGCAAATAGTGCACTACAAATAGAATATGTAACGAATGGTTCAAATGGAGCAGATGGTTTTGAGAGTAGAGTTATACTGGCTGGTGGTTCATTTGAGGGAAACACTTGCTTATCTGAATTTGAAGGTGAGTTTGAATTTTTCCCAGTAGACACTATTCACATAGGTGGAACAGATGGTCTTTCTATAGTAACTGTAGAGAATGTTGATGAATGTAAATATGAGCCTTATAAAATTACTTTTATAAATAAGTTTGGTGCTTTACAGGATGTGTGGTTCTTTAAAGCTAGTTCACTGTCTATAGAGACAACCAAAGAGGACTTTAGAAGAAATACTATGTCTGGTCTTAG